GTACTGAAGTCTCTTGGGGTCCAGATCCACTAGATCCATTATCAGCTTTTGGATTATCATTTGGAGTAGCTGCTGTCGATAGAGACAAATCTGCTGCAGCAATTATAAGTTCTGCTGCAGGAACACTAGGAAAAGCTCTAGAAGATAAAAAAACCAAAGATCTAATAATTGCGGCAGTTGCAGGAAGAGCATATGGTGCTCTTGGAGGAAACGTAGATTATAAAAGTATTATTTCAAGAGCCTCTGGAAGAGTATTTAATCCAAATCTGGAACTTTTATTCAATGGCGTAAATTTACGTTCATTCCCATTTGCATTTGATTTTGCTCCAAGAAATTCAGCAGAGGCAAGAACAGTTAAAGGTATCATCAGAACACTTAAAAAATCAATGACTGCCAAAAACAGTGGAGAATCTGGAGCTGGCGGTGTTTTCATATCTGCTCCAGATATTTTCCAACTTACTTACAAGAGAGGACCAAATTCACATCCATTTTTAAATAAGTTTAAACCAATGGCGTTAACTAACATGACGGTAAACTACACTGGTTCTAATAACTATTCAACATATGCGGATGGTACACCAATCCATATTAATGTAATTTTACAGTTTACTGAACTCAATCCTGTTTATAATGAAGATTATGATACTGAAATGGGTAAAGAAGGAGTAGGTTTCTAAAATGTCATACTTCAGAGAACTTCCAGACATTCTTTATCAGTCTCAAGCATCAGACCGTAACTCTTCGCGGGATTATGTAAGAGTCAAAAACTTATTCAGAAGAGTTAAACTTCGTGATGACTTGCAGAATGTGTTTACTCTTTTCAATAAGTATCAGATTTCTGAAGGAGAACGACCAGATACAGTTGCTGAAAAACTTTATGGAAGTTCAGAGTATGACTGGGTTGTTTTATTGACTGCAGGAATTATTAATGTTTATGATCAGTGGCCACTTTCTGATAAAGACTTATATCAATATGCTGAAAACAAATACGGCAATGAACTTACTGCCGTTCGTTTTTATGAAACCACAGAAGTAAAAGATTCTTCTAATCGTTTAATTTTACCAAAAGGAAAAGTTGTTGATTCTGGATTTACAATTCCCAATCCATCAAATCCTAATGCAACTATTAATCCTGTGACTGCAATTACAAATTATGAATATGAAGTTAGAAAAAATGAAGATAAGAGGGGCATTTATCTCTTAAAACCAGATTACTTACAATTGTATCTGAATGATATGCGAAGAATTATGTATTATGAAAAGTCTTCACAATTTGTGAATCGCAGACTTGCACAGACAGAGAACACAAGAAATACTTCACCATAAAAGTTCTAAACTCTTATCAAAAATCATTACATATCGGTGCTTGCGGGAGCGGTCTTTCCATTCTCCTTCAGCACCTTTAATTTTGCCTCTAGAGTGTTTAGTTCCGTCTGCATAGTAGAAATCCTTCTTTGGGTCTGTGAGTCCGCAATATTTAAAATTACAAGCGCGATAGATTGTACCGTTATGGAAATCACTATCAGCGTAAGAGATGATTGCTTTAACTTCAGTATCCTTTCGTAACTGTTTAATCGCTCTTGAAACGAACCAAGAAGTGATATTATGCTCTCCCTGTTGGGTGTCAGGATGTATGCAAAGTCGTGAAAGTTCAAAGAGTCCTTCTTGCTCATTTCGTTCTAATCCAAATGCTCCTTGTGCGACTTCAGGAACAGGGAGTCCAGTGAAAACACAGACTCCCTGAATACCACCAATATTCAATGGGCAAAAGTCATTATTCTTATAAAGACCATAATTATACCCAGATTTAAATGACTTAGAAAAGTCCTTAAGATAATGAAACCGCAGAAGTAACTCTGCGGCTTCGGACTTGCTTACACGATCAATGGTGTAATCAGACTTCACTCTTCGGCAAGGCGGGCAAAGTAGGACAGGGCATCATCATCCTCATCTTCCTCAACCGCAGCAGCACGACCGGTGGGTTGCAGATTGTTGAGTTCAGTACGAAGATCATCATCGAGATCCTTCACAGGACCACGAGAATAGGTCTCTTCTTCTGCAACTTCTTCGTCCACACGACGAGAACCTTTGGAACCCAGCACATAGTCAAGACGCTTCTTCAGTTCATCATAAGTCTTGAACTGGTCAGCAGCAACGAGTTCGGCAAGCGAATATTGCTTCTTCCAGATTGCTTCCATTGCGTCATCGTCGTCCAACAGAGCACCTTGTGCGGCAAACTCACTGGAGTCATAGTTACGATAACCAGCAACGTTCTTTGCCTTCAGTTTGAAGTTGGCACCTTGCCAGAAGTCAAACGGATCGATTGCTTCTTCATCCTCAAACTCGGGTTGCATTGCAGCAGTCAGTTTGTCAAAGATCTTCTTACCAAACTTGTACAGGAAAACCTTACCTTCGTTGGCAGGATTAGCAGGATCCTTCACAACGTAGATGTTGGAGATATAAGTCAGTTTACGCTTCTGCTTACGTGCCAGTTCCTTACCAGCATCAGTACCGTTGTTCCACAGTTCGGAGTTCAGTTCCGACACAGGATCCTTCTGACCCAGAGTAGTCAGGGAGTTCTCAATATACCAACCACCAGAACCTTGGAATGCGTGACTGTAGAGTTTCACGAACGGCAGGTCCTCACCGTTCGGAGCAGGGAGGAAACGGATCACGGCATAACCATTGCCGCTCTTATCTACATCCAGTTTCCACAGACGGTCATCAGAAGAACCGCTGCTTGTATTCATTTTTTCAACTTCTTTAACCAGTTTGGCAGTAAGATTGCCAAGTTTAGATTGCTTCTTAAGGTCAGCAAAAGACATTTGGATTACCTCGGATAGTTTGGATTCGGGGGATTACTCGGATAGTATAACAGAAATTGCCTCAGCGGTCAATGAATTGCTTGAGGGACTCAATGGTTTTGTTCATACTACTGAATAATATGTTCATATCAGTCTCTGGTGGGAAACCCATCAGTGCCACTGATTTGCGAAGGTTCTCTTTCATCTCAACCGCTTCAGGGTCGTCTGAAAGGGACAACCTAGTATACATCACTCTTTGCTTTTCTAGCAAGAGCTCAAGTTTCTCAATGTGTTCCAGTTTGGTCTCACGGGACATACCACCAAAAGTGAGAATACTTCCGTAAATCTCCTCTTGTAACCTATTGATTTCTTTTAGTTCGTCTTGAATAATATCGGAGTCAAAAAAGTTACTCATCTATGATTTCCCGTAAAATTTTCTTATAAGAGAACACATCAATATTTAGAAATGGATTGTACTTCTTGATTTTTAAACTGACGGTTTCCCACACTGGGTCCAAAAGTTTCTTATCAAAATCTTTTACGATTGAAAATATTTTGTCGTAAATTACGAATGTTTCTGGCGACAATTTCCCGCTTAGAAACCTTTTGAGGACTATAGGGTGCCCTCTGGAACAGTTGAACACAGTTTCTAATTCGTTCTCGGAGAACAATTCCGTCGATTGTTCTTTGAACAAGTAAGTCAAACTCTGTTGTCTCCGCATCCAATCTGCGTATGTCCTTTCGCCAGAATTGATAATTTCTCCAATCCATAAGTTCTGTACGTTATCTGTGGATACAAAGTTTGACAATAAAAAGTCTACAATTTCCTTATCTGAATATTTACGACTGGTCTTCTCAAACCAGTATTTGTCCTTACGTTTATTGAATGAAGTAATAGTTGCTCTCGATTTGCCCCCATACTTAAAAAAGTCATATTTACTATTCGTAAAATGACTTTTCATAGAAAGATAAGTTTGATATGTCTCAAAAGGACTCATAACGGAAGTTTTGCTCTTGACGTGCGTTTCATAAAGTTAAGACGAGTTGCGTCCCACTTTAATTTCTCTTTCAAAGGTTTTGAAATGAGTTTCGTAACTGATTCTACCTCAAGACAATTGATTTCGCAATAGTGACAAATTGCATCAATATAATTAAAGTTTTCTTCCGCTACAATCTTTTCAATCTCAAGAGCAAACTTGGAAGGCGTTAAAAACTTATTCTCGATAGCTTGTTCTAATTCTTTATTTGGTTCCATAGAGCTCCAGTTTATCTCTAACAAACTTTCTAATGTATTTGCTGAGTAGTTTGATGTATTTTGATTTGTCTCTTTCTTCATAAACGACGCATTCTCCATTTTCACAAGCCATAATGATTACAAGTTTTTTAACAGACAATCCTGTTAGTTCATATAACATACATCCATATGCCATACATTGAACAAAATAGTGTTCAATCCACTCACGTGGTTTTGGTTTTTTAGAAGTCTTAAAGTCGATTATCGCTAACTCGCCGTCATATTCGGCAATACAATCAACTGTCCCAGCAATACCCAGTTGCTTACTATATAGGGACCCTTCAAGGGCGTAAATATTATTTATACGATTTAAGTTTGATTTTGCAATCTTAAAAAGAAAATCAGAGATTGGTTGAACTTCTGGTAGTTCTTCATTTTTAAGATGATGTTCAGTCAGGAGATGCATATCTGTTCCACGACTGGTTGCCGCTTTAGTCACACGATCTGCTTCTTCTTCACCAACTTTTTTACGCCAGTTAACAAAGATTTCTTTATTAAAATGACTGGTCACCGAAGTGATGGAGACCAGTCGAAGAAGTTCTTCTTCATCTGGAACTTTGTAATACCTTACACCATCAATGGTTTCACGCTCCAACTGGGGGAGTTGAATATCAATATGATTAAACATTAAAAACCAGCTTCCATTTTCGCAATGATGTATTCTTTAACAAGTCCAGAACGAACAATATCTTCTACACCAAATTCAATTATATCAAAAGAATTCATTTTACGCAAGACTGTCATAAAGTCTACAATGCCATTACGCTCATTTGTTTTCTGCAAGTCTGACTGAGAAGCATCACCACAGAATACAATCTTAGTATTTTCACCAACACGAGTGATAATAGAATCAAGTTCATGAAAGTTTAGGTTTTGGAATTCATCAACAATCACAATTGCATTATCAAGAGTTGTTCCACGAAGAAAAGAAGTTGACCAGAACTTAATGGTTTCTTGTGATTTTAGATTTCCATAAAGCATCTCAAATTCAGCATCACTTGAAAGTTGGAACATATACTTTACCATATTCTTATAAGGAATCTGGTAGATATCTGCCTTATCTTCGTGGGAACCAGGAAGGAAACCAATCTCACGAGTTGCTACAAGAGAACGAACAAGATAGATTCTCTCATATGGAGTTGATTCATCTAAAACGTCTGCAAGAGCATTATAGAGAGAAATAAAAGTTTTACCCGTTCCTGCACAACCATAAGCAACTAAATGTTTTCCAGCAGCATATGATTCAAACAAACGTTTTTGATTCTCCGTAAGAGGATCAATATCAACCAAATAATCTGAACTCAGAGGTTTTCTCCTCTTCATCTGTTTTGCGGTCAGACCAACACCAATAGGTTGATCAGTGCTACCTCTTTTTCTTCTTGCCATTAGATTTTCTTTACACGTGAACCAGGTGCTTTTGCTGCTTTTCCAAGGACATCATTCCATCCTGGATTTTTTGTTACAAGTTTATCTCTCCACTCACCAACTTCTCCAGGAGAAGGGCAAGTAGATGGATCAGACCAATCACGAATCCAATCAGTGTTGTCTTTTTTCCACTGGTCCCAATCGTGGATACTCATTTCCACTTCTTTTTGTTCACCAGTTTTTGTATTGACTACAGGATATACGGGCATAAAGTTACGAATTCAAGATAATTTATTTATTAATAGATCCAACCTTCAAACTTTGTCCACTCCAATGCTTCTGACACAGAAGGGAACTGTTCAATAAAAATATTTTTACATTGGAGAGCAATATCCATATGCTCTTTCTGAGTTCCGTTTGCTGAACGAAGATTGATATAATGAATCCAACTACGACAAGAACCCGTCATATAGATGCGTGTAGGCGTCGCCAGGGGCAGCACAAACCTTGCACACTCTTTTGCCACACCATGATCCAGAAGTTCCTTGTAGAGGCGCATAGAATGTGTAAAATGGTCTTGAATCTTGCTCTGAAGAGTCAATTTTTCATAGTCAGTAATATCATCAATCGAGTTCTGACGATTTTTTGTGTCTTGACGACGAAGATCAGGAACAGGAATATATTCAGAAATTAAAGAAGAATCTGCATAACGTTGACTGAATTCTTGAAATGTAAAACTCCTATGGCGCAAGATTTGTGCAGCAATACCACGATTGGTCTCAATCTCAAGAGTCATAGAAGACTGCTCAAACACAGACCAATGATTATGCTTAATACAATAAGCAAGCAACTTGGCATAGTTTTCGTTGTCTTGATTCGCAGGATTAGAAACTCGTGCAATAAATGCCATTGTTTTTTCTGCATCGGGAGTCACACTGATAAGTTTAACTGTCATTTTTTACCAAATCCTTTTGATGTTTGTGCTTCAAGTTCTGCGAGTTCTTCTTCCAAAACTCTCAGTTGAGATTTCATTTCAATCAATTGCTCGGCAGAATATAAGTGTTCTTGTTTAATCAATCTACGGAGCAGTTTCATCATTTTTCTTGCTCTACTAGTCATCTAAATCAGAATCCTCAAAAATTTCGTCGTAATCTGTATGCACTCTTGTTTGTTTTTTTGGTACTTTGTAAGTAGAAACATCAGAATAAACTTCTGCTTTCAGATTATCAACCAAGAGTTCAAGATTACGAACAATGAGTTTTAGTTTGTCTCTGTCCATAAAATAATATTCTCTTTCAACATCATAACATAAAAAAAGGAGGGGATCAACCCCTCCTTTACTTCAAGCAACTTGCGGTTGCTTTGCCATATTCAATTGTGCATTATGAAGGAGTTGCTCCTTCTTTGCTTTTTTCTTGAGATATCGAACGAAGTAAGTGTTCATTTTACACCTCCCTTGGATCTTTCCATAGAGAGTTTGTTTCCGTTTTCATCTACCCAGAACATTGTTCCACGATAGATTTCTACATGAGGTTCTCTTTTGAAAATTTGGTTTGGGCGATCGTTAGTATCATATTCGATACCACGGTATACGACTTTAGACATTAGGTTTTCTCCTTAATTTTGAGGCTAAAGAGCGTTCCTTCAGTCGGCTTTTGCGTCTATTTTACACTCCTTTGGAGTAATCTGTTTAATTTCCCAAATCAAGTCATTCTTTGCTTGTTTTGGAATATCAACCTTATGAATTCTCCCAACCATTAACTGTGCTTGTATACAAGTTAGTAAGAGTGTTTCCATAGATGAACGATCCGTTCCGAGTCGGCTTACTTCCGTCCTATTCAGTTTAGCACTTAAGTTTCACAACATCCTTTCGGAGTTCTAATAGCAATCGGTCTTCTCTTCTTTGGTCTACTACATCGTCGTTTTTAACGATGTCCATTAGTTCCCACGCTACGTCACAACTTATAGTCACTTGATTTGATTTGGCAAGTTGAGGCGTAGAGATAGAAAGAAGTGGAACCCATGCTAAAAGCAAAAGTGCTTTAGTCATAGGATGAACGTTAGGGGATTATTATACCCCTATTCATCCTATATATACGGGTTTTATGGTGAAACCGTAACAATGGATACATTTTTGTATCCATATTATACTAAAAAGCGTGAAGATTTGTGAAAACCCTCACGCAAGAAAATTTTACCGGGAAATTTTCCTCTAATCTAGGAAATCACTTCCGCTTTTTGGTTTTGGGTGCTTGATAACCCCAAGTCTTTGGATTGTATCGACCATATCCAAAGTCAATACTCTTTAGGTTTTCACGAAACTTATCCCAATACATATCAAACAAACGAGTTCTTGTTCCTCTAGTCAAGTCGTAACAAACTTCTTCATCCACAAGATACTTTACAATATAAGCATCATTCGGGGCTTCTTTAGTGCAGACATCAGCATATGAACCATTCTCAACCATAATTTCACAACCGTAGCGTGACTTACAAGTTTCTTTTTCTGCTGATGTCCAATAGTCCATATGATTTTCCTGTGTTTTTTCAACAACTTGACTCACGAACGTCCTCCCCACTTAATGTCTGGGTAAGCTTCTGCAACGATTTCTTTCGTAATCTTATACTTTTCTTGAAGTTTCTTATCTTTAATCAAACAAACAATCTCCGCTTCAAGAGGATGAAGACCTTGAAGAATATTGATAAACATCGTCTCTCTACGAAGAGAACTTAGACTATCGTTTCCACCCTTTACAAAGTTATAAAATCTCTGATACTCTTTACGAATAGATGAACGACCTTGATCTTGAGATCCAAGAGAATTGGATCCAACTTCATTCATCTTGGAAACAGCATCTTCAATTTTAGCAGATAAAGTTCCAGAAAAAGAACTCTGCTCACTTGTAGCAGCATAAGGAACTTCACCTGGAGGAAGTACTGAAATTACACTCTCATCAAAGTTCCAAATAAGAACAACTTTAAGAGCAGGATCTACAAACTTCTGCAATGCTTCTACTTTTTTTGCCGCAGATCTTTGTTTATCAACAACCTGCAGAATTTCAAAAATGAAAGGATTTGCAGGAAGGTCTGGGATTGGTTTATCGACTGGCGCTGCCTTTACAGTTTTAGCAGTCGTCTTTGTTTTAGTCGTCGTTGCTGTCGTCTTCTTCGTCGTAGTCATGATAGTTTTCAAAATTAAATGCGATTACTTCATCTGGAATTAAATTGCCTTGGGAGTCAAACATCTCTGGATGTGGTCTTGGGACCTCCCGATAATTCATCATATATTC